GGAAGTTCAACGACACCACTGGGCAGCAATTACTGTACGACGTCAACAGACTGAAACAAGCGTGCGTAAAGGGCATACCAACGGCCGTAGTCTTTGTGATGGGTCTCAAAGATGAGCTGCGAGATGAGACCAAAGTGGAACAGGGCAAGACAAGGGCCATTTGTATGGCACCTTTTGACTTTACCCTGCTCTACAGGAAGTACTTTGCTTCTCTACATGCTAGAGTTGCTGAGTGCTTTGACTCTCAGCCCATCTCCATTGGGTTCAATGCTTGCTCATCTGACTGGAAATCCATCAATGACTACCTCAGGGAGGTTGACTGTAACGCTTTCGACGGTGACCATTCTGGTTTCGACTACCATGTTCACCAAGACTGGCTTAGAGCGTGCGGCGAGATCAAGACTCGACTCTACGAGAGACTTGACCCAAAGTGCACGACGGAGGATTCGGCAGTGAGGAGGGGAATTTTCAAACAACTTGAAAAACCTCTCCTCATGTATTTCGACCACATCGTCCAAACCGACGGTTCCATGATGTCGGGACAACCGGGGACTGCCTTTGATAACTCGCTGATCCATTTTGCATACGTTTACTATGCTTGGCTCACGATTTACAGGGGCACCCCCCAAGCTTGTTGGGAGTCTTTTTACTCCTCCGTCAGGCTGAACCTCTATGGAGACGATGCTCGAGTGGCTGTGGACCCACGCTGTCAAGAGAAGTTTAACTTCAAGACAGTGCAGGCTGCCTTTGCCAAACTGGGTTTGGTGTATACCCCAGGGGACAAGGAGTCTCAAGATGCACCATTTCAGCCTATTGAACAAATTTCATTTGTCAGTAGAACCACGAAGATTGTCCTCGGAAAAGAGGTTGGTGCGCTGGGTTTCAAGAGTTTGACGAAGATGCTCTCTTACTCAAACATCAAGACCAAGCGCAATGCCTGGGAGCAAACGAACATCGTACGATTTGACAAGAACACCCTCGCTCAAATCATCTCCCAGTCTCTTGCCGAGGCCAGCCTTCATGGCCCAACCATTTACGAAGAGCACCTGGCATCACTAACCAGGGCTAGCCGTAACAATGGTAACGTAAAGCTCCCACAGGTGACAACGTGGAAGACAGTTGCGCAGAACATCGTTTTGAACGGTATGCACGCAACACTCGCTCCTAGCAAGCGCCAAGCCGTG